GACTTAATAAAAGACCTAACTGCTAGAATAGAAGTTTTAGAAAATTAATCAATTAATATATAAATAATGACTTACACTTGGAATAACAAAATAGTAGACACTTACCCTTCACTAGATGGAGAGTCAGATGTAATCTTCAACGTACATTGGAGACTTACAGGAACAGATGATAGCGATAACATTGGTAGTGTTTACGGAACGCAATCACTAGAAACTTCTGACCTTTCAGACTTTACAGCCTTTGCAGATATTACAGAAGAGCAAGTAAATGGATGGACAGAAGCAGCACTTGGAGAAGATAAAGTAGCTCAATTAAAAGCTAACATAGACGCTCAAATTGAAGAAAAAGTAAACCCTACAGTAGTTACAAAGACTATTGGAGAATAAATAATTGTTTAACATAAATAAAAGTAAGATGGCAAAAAAAGAAAAGACAGCTATTACGATTGATGACAAAGAGTATTTCTACGAAGATTTAACACAGGAGCAACAAACTATTGTGAACCACATTTCAGACTTGCAACGTAAGATACAGTCAAGTGAATTTAATCTTCAACAATTAAGTTTTGGCAAAGACGCTTTTGTAAAAGCTTTAAAAGAAACTCTTGTAGATGAATAAAAATTAAAAAGACGTGGATGACTTAAAAATATTCGGAGTATATGGACTAAATGTAGGGGCATTTGCAGTTAGTGTATCAGAAGTAAACCCTGTAATGCAGTTTTTTGTATTGACAGCAACTCTAACGTTTACAGTCATTCAAATAATAAGAGCATTAAAAAAATGAATAGTAGAGAACGAAGGGAATTAAGGGGGTATGTAGGAAGCGGAATAGTATTTCTTTTCGTTATCCTATTGCTGGTGTTTCTGTCTTATGTTGAAATACCCGAAACAAATAATGACACTTTTAAACTTATTACAGGTGCTTTGGTGGCTTGTATAGGTGCAGCTATATATGTTTTTATCGGTAAAGACCCAAACGAACTAATAGAATTACAACGCAAAAACGATTCTTTAGAAATGAAGGTAGAGCAATTAGTATTAGCAAAAGATAAACTTGAAGAACTGCTTATTAAAGTACAAGACGATGTTATAGACAGATTGCTTATTAAACACGCAATAGAACACGATGGAAAATCTTAAATATTTTAAACTTGAAGAATTTGACAGCCCTGACCTGCCTAATAGTGGTGTTAATATGGATCGTAATTTCCTGCAAAAGCTTGAATTGGCACGTGAAATTAGCGGGATTCCCTTTAAAATCAATAGTGGCTACAGAACAAAAAACCATAACGATGCCATCTATAAAAGATTGGGAAAAGAACCAATTAAATCTGCACACTTGGTTGGAAAAGCAGCAGATATTGCCTACACAAATTCACGTGAAAGATGGCTTATTATTACAGCCCTACAAGACGCAGGGTTTAATAGATTGGGCATCGCAAAAGGATTTGTACACGTTGATTCAGACGAAACAAAATCACAAAACGTTATCTGGACGTATTAGTGCAACAGTAGGAAACACATTAATAAATGAGTGAAGTAAAAGTAAAGGCTAACGGACTGCGGAACGAATTAAAAGAAATACGCAAAAGTATAGACAAACTAACAAACGCAATGATTGAAATACACATTGCACAAACACACACACAAAATGAAGTACATAGTAATATTACTTGTTGCAACGATGATGAGTTGTGCAAGTGCAAGGGAAAAAAACCTGACAAGGTTTAAAGAATTAACTAAAGATGTTTGCATAGATAACCCTAACGAAGTTAAATTAGCACAAATACTATACAACGAAATTGTAAATGTCAGGTAAGAAAAAATTTAAAGACACAGCAGTAGGTTCTTTTCTACTAAAAAAAATACCAAAAGTAGTAGGTGCAATAGCACAAGATACACCTGTAGGCAACGTTATAGAAGCTATTATAGGTGGTAGTGAAATGTCTGAAGCAGACAAACAAGTAGCACTTGAAAAACTACGATTAGAACGTAGTGAAATGGATGGTGTTACAAAACGATGGGTAGCAGATGCCAGAAGCGGTTATTTTTTAACTTCAAACATTAGACCTTTAATTTTGTTGTTTATTACGTTAGCTATAATTGGAGGTTTTTTCTTTGACTATGATGTAACACCTTTGACAAATTTAGGTTCTATTATTTATACTGCATACTTTGGCAGCAGAGGTGCAGAAAAAATATTTGGTAATAACAAGCATAGATAATGGCTAAACAAATAGTAGGTAATTATTATAAAAAGCCAAAAAAAAAGCGTAAGGGCATACACGCTAAAAGTAAAACAAGCAGCCTAAAATCAAGTAAAAATTATCGCAAGGTTTATCGTGGACAAGGAAAATAATTAAATGTTATAAACAAAACATTTATTATTAAAAAAAAAGCGTGTAACTTTGGTGGGTAGTGGGAATATAAATTTAACCAATATATATATAAATACTATGACTGAAGATTTAACTATTAGAAACTTGGCAGAAAAAATTGCTAAAGACTTTGCATTATCTATTAAAGAACGTACTGACTACTTGTTAGAACTTGATGCAAACCAATATACAAACTTGGGTACTGATTCTACTAAAACAGAAAAAAACAAAGTAAAATCTGATAGTAAATATATATACAAACAAATAAAAGGTATAGATGAACCTACAGGTAAATTACTTATTAATCATTTAGATGCCTAAAGCAAAAAAACCTACACGTAGTAAGCTTGTAAAAAAACTTGATATTTTATTTAGTAAGTATGTTAGGTTAAGTAATGCTGATAAAAATGGTATGTGTACCTGTGTAACTTGTAACAGACAGTATCATTGGAAAAACATACAAGCAGGACATTTTATGTCAAGAAAACACTACAGTACAAGGTGGGATTTAAGAAATGTAAAACCTCAATGTGTAGGATGTAATATGTTTAAAAGTGGTGAACAGTATAAATATTCAATTTATTTAGGAAGTGAACTTGCAAATGAATTATATTTACAGAGTAACAAAATTGTTAAGTTTAGTAATGACGAACTGCAAGGTATGATAGATCATTACAGTACAGAACTTAAAAGATTGTTTTAGTTTTATTGTTTTATGTTTCAAGGGGTGGTTTATAGCTGCCCCTTTTTTATTAAAAAATAATTTGTATATTTACAATATGGAACATTTAAACAAAGTAGAACTTTTTGGCAAGGTCAAAGAACTACAAGACGAAAACAAGTTACTTAAAAAACAATTAAACATTCAAAACGGAATTTATTATGCCAAAGACAGAAACTAACATCTACAACAAGCTGTTTAAGTTACAGCAGGAAATAGGTGCAGTAAGTAAAGATGCAAGTAACCCATTTTACAAGTCAAAGTATTTTGACATTAATTCACTTATTAAACAACTGAACCCATTATTAGCTAAACACAAATTATTATTAGTTCAGCCTATAATGGATAATATGGTTACAAGCAGAATTATCTGCATTGACAACGGAGGTAGTGTTGACAGCAGTCTTACTTTACCTGACATTAATGATCCACAAAAGTTAGGTTCTGCTATTACTTACTATCGCAGATATACACTTGCAAGTTTATTAGGCTTACAAGCTGAAGATGATGATGGTAATTTAGCAAGTAGTAAATCTACTATTGTGGAAGATCGCAGGTGGTTAAATCAAAACACACCTGAATACAGCAAGGCTATTGAGTATTTAAAAGGCGGAGGTGATTTAGAAAGTATAAAATCTAAATACAAGGTCAGCAAAAAAATACAAGATGAACTTGCAAGGGTGTAGTATAAAAAGTATATCTTACAAAACAAAAATTAATAACAAGGAGTATAAAATCAAAATTTATGGAAAAAAAGAATGTAGCAATTTTATCAGGCAGTATCAACCTATCAGCGATAGACAAAACAAAGATAGTAACTGCCAAGAACGGAAACCAATATTTAAACCTAACTATGATGGTACAAAATGAATCACAGTATGGTAACAATATCTGGATTACACAAAGCCAAAGCAAAGAAGAACGTGAGGCTAAAGAAAAGGCAAACAGTTTAGGTAACGGTGCTGTACGTTGGTTAGGTGGTAATATTACAGTTGCAGAACGTAACGAGGTTACAAACAACGAACAAAACCCACAACGACAAGAAGTAGATTTACCATTTTAATTTAAGGGGGGCGTAACAGCCCCTTTTTTTTATGACATTAAAGCGATTAAAACAAGGCGAAAAAATGCCTAATGACTTTTGGAATTACAATGTAAACCCAATTTTAGGCTATGAATACGAAGGCAAAGGAAGAAACACACACAAGGAATATAAAAAATATGGACTAAACACAAACCAGATTAGATGATAGCACAAACTAAAACAATACAAAACAAGATACTTGATATAAAGTATGGAAGGGTAAAAGAAGGGTTAGGCATTGGCATACCTGAAATAGACGAATATATACGCTACAAGCAAGGTAATTTTAATTTAATAATCGGTGCAGCAAATTGTGGAAAAACTACAATTATATGTTATCTACTTACTGTGTATGCTATAAAACACAATTTAAAGTTTTTAATCTGGTCAAGTGAAAACACACCCCAAAGCATTGTAAGAAAAATTATAGAATTTAAAATGGGTAAACCAATCCACGAAGCTGAAGAAAAACAAATAGCAGAAGCTGTAGTATGGTGCGATAAACATTTTAAAATTATAGACGTAGAAGATTTATACACTTACAAAGATTTACTTAAAGAAGCAAACGCTGTAAAAGATGCTTGGGATTACGATGGTTTATTGATTGATCCTTACAATAGTTTAGCAAAAGACCATCAGCTTTTAAGAGCAGTAGGCGGACACGAATACGATTATCAAGTAAGCAGCGAGTTTAGGTTGTTTGCTAAAAAGAAAAATGTTACTGTTTATTTAAATGCACACGGTGTTAGTCAAGCATTACGAAAGGTATATCCAAAAGGACACGAATATGAAAACCTACCTATGCCTTTAGGTTTAGCAGATGTTGAAGGTGGGGGTAAATGGGGCAACAGGGCTGATGATGTAATTTCTGTTTCAAGAATGAACGCACACCCTACAGAATGGATGTACACACAATTACACATTTTAAAAGTAAAAGAAAACGAAACAGGTGGTAGGTGTACCCCATACGAACAACCAATAAGTTTAAGAATGGCTTTAAACAATGTGGGCTTTGAATTTATGGGGCAAAACATTTTACAACCTAAACAACTAAAACCAATTAAATTCTAATGGATGCTAACGAAATATTTTTTAACCCTGTAGTTCCTTTGTTTATGACATTAATGCTTATAGCTATGATTTTTATTGTTATAGGTTTTATGTTTAATGCAGAAATAATAATTAGCCCTGTAAAGGGTTTTATGATTGGTGCATTATTTCACAATGAAACATTTGAAGAAAACGGACAAGAAGTTACAGAATACACCTTGCAATGTTTGTTAGGTATAATTAGTGTAAACGTCCTATGGCGGAATCAAGATGGTTAAGTAAAATAGCCGAACAGCACAACGAGTGGATTAAGATTGTAAATTCTTTTGGTGAATTTGATTTTGCTGAAGATGTTGTACAGGAAATGTACATTGTAATTTATAAATACGCAAGTGAAGAAAAAATTATTAAAGAAGGTGTTGTTAGTCGTGGGTATATTTTTTTTACCCTTCGGTCTATCTATTTTAGTTATTACAATGCTAAAAGAAAAGTTAATAAGGTTAGGCTTGACGATCAAGAAAACTTTACGCAAATTCCAGACACTTCAGAAATGGATGAACAAGTAGGCTATAATGAGTTTGTAACACTTATTGATAACCACATAGATAATTGGCGTTGGTATGACAAAACACTTTTTAACCTGTACAGAAACACAGATATGTCTATTAGAAAAATAGCACAGGAAACAAACATAAGCTGGGTAAGTATATTTAACACGCTTAAAAAATGCAAACAAGAACTTAAAGAAATATTTGAAGAAGATTATATAGATTATAAAAACAAAGATTATGAATGGAATGGACAAAAGAACTAAAGCCTACAAGGAATGGGTTAAAAACCACAAAAAAGAAAGTGGTGGACTTGGTGATACTGTAGAAAAAATAACTAAAGCTACAGGTATTAAAAAGGTAGTAGAAAAGTTTACACCTGAAGGTAAAGATTGTGGCTGTGATGACAGAAAAAACAAACTAAATACGTTGTTTCCGTATGCAAAACCGTTGTGTTTTAACGAGCAAGAATTTAATTATTTAGCAAATTTTTTTGATACTAATGTTACAACTGTAACACCAACAGTTCAAAAAGAAGTATTAGCTATTTACAATAGAATATTTACAGACAAGAAACAGGCTACAAATTGTGGGCAATGTTTTTTTAATGGTGTAGTTGATAAGCTGCAAAAGGTTTACAATGAGTATCTGTGATTAGCTGGAAGGAGTTAGACTTATTTAAATACTTACAAGGTTGTTGCTATCCTGATTTAGTAAAGGCACGTAAACAATTAAGCAGGTGGGATTGTTATTCAGTAGATCAAAGACACAGAATAGAATTAAAATGCAGGGGTAAGCATTACGATACTTTATTAATAGAAAAGAAAAAGTACGATGCAATGATTATCAAGGCAAAAGAAAACCTTGATCTGCCAATGTATATAAATTCTACACCCAAAGGTGTGTACAGGTTTAACTTGTTTTTAATAGAACCAAAGTGGGAGTTGCAATATCATAATAAAACTACTACCTTTAGCAACACAAATAAAATAGAAAAGGAGGTAGCAATGCTTCCTGTAATAGATGCTGAAACATTATAAAACTATGTCAACAAAAAAAGTACACAATTTAAAACACATTAGATACCTTACAGATTTTGAGGTTATAAGCAACAACCTGCTAAAGTGGAAAAAGGCAAAGCCAATAAAAGAATTAGATGATATGATAGATGCTATTATTAGCATTAATTATTACGTAATAGAAATATACCAAAATGAACTTTATCACGCAGAAGCACAAGCAGAATACAGGTCTGCTAAACTACGTGCAATAGAACGTGCAAGTAAAGCTGAAAAGAAAGTAGAAACACTTGAAAAGGAATTAGAAAAGTTTAAACTAAAAGAAGAATTAGGGCTATGAGTGATAGTAAAAAAAAATACTTTGAAACACGAACAGATGGCATAGTAGAAGATGTTAAGTACATAATGGATAGCAGAAGTGAAGCAGGACAAAAAGAATACGGTACAACCTTACAGGATAATCCAGATGGTTTTTATAGGTGGCTAAATGAACTACAAACAGAATTACTTGATGCTGCCCTTTACATACAAAAGATTAAAAAACTAAATGAAAAGAATTAATAAATTAAAAAAATTACAATCTGAAGCAAAGTGTTTTATTCACCCTAATATAACGCAAAGTATAGGAAAGGGTGGTAAGTTGGTATGTAGACAATGTACATCAGATACTAAACATAAAAGAGATATTAAAAAAGGTAAAGTAAAAATTAAATATTCAAAACCAAAAGAAATATTAACCCCAATGGGAAACAATATAAAATAAAACATTCAACAATTAGTGTGTTTATAAAATGTTTATTACATTGCAGTATAAAACATATATTATGAACTACGAAGATTTTTATTACGCTTCCCTAACTTATTGGGAATTAGAACAAGCAATTAAAAACCCTAACGTATTAGGTGGTTACAAGAAAAGATGTCAGCAAGAACTTGACAAAAGATTATCTGAACAAACTGAAATATTAAAACTATGATTACATTACTAAATGGGGATCATTGGGGTAAAGAAGAAATACTAACCCAAATGGTTGACGATGAATTTTATTACGGACACTTGGGTAAATATGCTTTAAGCAGTAGCAGTATTAAAACAATACTTAAAAGCCCAAAGACATACAGGAACGTTATTAAGTACGGTAGCGATTCTGACACACCTGCTTTAATAGCAGGAAAGCTGTTTCATTGTATGGTGCTTGAACCACATAAGTTAGACAAGGTACACTTTGTAGAAGCAAGTACACGAAACACAAATGTCTACAAA